GTTGTGTTAAATCTTTATTGAATGGGTAAAAATCTGTGGTTGCATTTCTAAAATTAGCACCACGAGGACCTGTTCCACCCCCTCTACCAGCAGAACCATATAAAGAAGTATTAAGTTTCAATTTACCGTTAATGTTCCAATCCCAGTTTAGGGTTGCTAAAGGTTTGTTGTAAAAGTTTCTTCTCATATTAAACTCTCTACCATTTAAAAAACCTGCATCAGTATTCCATCTCCTATCGATTCCTTCCTTATGATTTTTACCAAAGTTCATGTAATCTCTGATAGAAACCCAAGAATCTCTCTGATGATGCCACTGACCCGCACCTAAAATTGAAAGATTTATGGAATGTTTGGAATTTTCGGGTTTATACCCCACTGATGCGAAATATGTCCAACCTTCTCCTGAAGTTCCATAAACATAACCATCTCCTGCCCATCTTGAAAGCAGTAAAGACGTTGCCCATCCTTTTTCGTTTTTTCCACTATTATATACTAGTGATGTTTTGGTATATCCATCATTTCCAATCATTTGTTGAACCGAACCACCTTTACTTTTTTCAGCAGCTTTTGTAAAGATAGAAATAGTTCCCCCAACGGATGGGACTGCTAAACGAGAAGCTCCCAAACCTCTTTGGATTTGGATTCCACTCGCAACATCAGTCAAACCTTGCCAATTGGACCAGTAAACCCATCCATTTTCCATATCATTGACAGGTTGTCCATTGATTAAAAAAGAAGTATTTCTTTGGTCAAACCCCCTCAAGTTGACACGGGAATCACCATATCCACCCCCTTGTTTCGTAGCGTAAACACCTGGAGTTCTGTTCATAACTTCAGGGAATTCCATGTTTCCGACTTTTAACGAAATTTCAAGTGGTCCGATTGTTGAAGAAGCTACAGGGGTTTCTCTAATTTTTACAACGTCAATGATTCCAGACGTTATAACAACTTCACTGAGTTGTGTAAATTTTTCATTGAGAAGAATGTTTATGCCATTTTTTGCTTGAATTTCTAAAACTTCATAACCTAAGAAAGATACTATTAAAGTATCCCCTTCTTTAACTCCATTAAGTGAGAAGGTTCCATCCTTGCCGGATGTTGTTGAATGATTAATCATCCCTTTGTGTGTGATTGTAGCACCGAGTAATGTTTCCTTGGTTTTTGAGTCTACAATTTTTCCTTTGACTTGTGCGAATGATACAATTGTCATGCTAATCATCGCGACTAAAAATAAAATGTTTTTTTTCATTTTTTTTTGTTTATTGGTTTATAATAAAAAAATCCCAAAGACACTACGCCCTCGGGATTACTATATTTAAATATGTATTATACGTTATAAGGTATCGGTAATTATTCATAATTTGTTTCCTCACTGTAAAATAAGTATTTGTATTTTTCAGAAATATATTAAGAAATTGTTATAAAATCAAATGTTATCTTTTAAATAATCACACATGTAACTACGACAAGTTTCAGGTCTAATTTCATAAACTGAACATGCTTTAAGATGTGTGTTATAAAAAATACAAGGTTTTTTTATACTTGAGAAATTTATTTTTAGTGCGGGATAAGATTCAGGATTCTGCCAAGTTGTTTTATCCTGTAAAATATTTTTTCCTGATTCGAAACTATAGAAGATTTCATCGAACTCAAAATCTCTACCAAATTTTTCATTCAACCTATCCAAGAATTCTTCAGAATCTAAATGAGGTCCAATTATGAAATCTCTATCTTCGATTGAACAACAACTACCATGGTAACCTGGATTACCCCAACATTTGTTACTACATATATCACAAATCTTACCCATGTAAAAAAAATAAGATAACCTTTTCAGATTATCAAATTTAGTGGTGGAGATGGCGGGAATCGAACCCGCGTCTTACAACATTAACGCAGACAGACTACACGTTTAGTTCAACATTGTTTCTCAATGTTACGAAATATTAAGTTTGATATATGTGGGAACCAAACTCACAAACAACCTGGTCTCGAAATTATTTTAAACGAGCTCCGACCTGTGACCCGTATATTGGACTTCTGTTCCTAGGTTATATGTCCTAACCGACCCGAGTAGTTGTTACTTAAATTAAGCTACAACTGGAGCTTCTTCAGCGATTAAGCCTAAAGTAGCCATTTTAGCAAAAGTATTGCCAGTTAATTTTCTTCACCATAGATTTAAGTCATAGATGAATTCTGACTACGTGCCTGCATACCCTAAGTATTGCAATCAAAACCTGGACATCCCCATAATTTCAATGAACGAATACAAAGATAAGAATAAATAGGTAAATTCCAAACAAAAAATGTATTTATATAGACATGGAAATATTGGATACTTTTTATGGACTTAAAAATTTTGTCAAGGGTGATATCAACGGTTATGAATTGAGTGACATAGACCCTAGTATCGATGAAGTTAAGGTTAATTCTGGTAACAGAGGTCAGAGTGTGATTTATTTAGATTTAGAACGTGAAGATAATCTTTTCAACTTATTGGGTTTGGATGAAAACGATGCTTGGTTCTTTAGAGTAATCAATCGCCCTTGGGACAATTATGAAATGATTGATTACTATACAGTAAAAGAAAATTTTTTAGAAGGTTATGACGTATTTGTTAGTTTTGATGAGGATAATGTGGATAAACTCAGACAAATATCAAGATTGATATATAATAAAAATTTCAATTTAGATGATGAAGAATTTCGAAAAGGGTTAGCACATAAAATGTATGATAACTTTAACTTTATCACAAAAGGAATTCTCAATGATTTTCATACTGAAAAAAATTCTGAAATGATAAACACTGCGAGAAACGGAATAAATCAAGAAGTTAATAATTATTTCAAAAAATTTGATTTCGAACTTGTTTCCGATGACCGTATTAAAACTACAGTAGGTAATTTAATAATGTGGTATATCAGAACAAATTCATTCCATTTGCCAATCAAAGGTTTGTTGAAAAAAATTTTTGAAGAAAATCCAGGTAATCTTGGTGGGTGGTATGAAAACTCTTATGAATATCAAGATTCAGACAATTTCGATGATGTTTCTTTTAATAAAGCAGTTTCTTGGAACTTAGACAAGATTTTAGATAGTATTACCGATGACTTCGAACGAGAAGGTTTTGATTTAGATTCATATTTGAAAATGACCGAAAGAATTCTGAAAAAATTCATCTTTGAGACATGGTATCCGTTACCAAAAAAACCAAAAGAGGTTAGATTTAAAGTAATAGGATTTGAAAAAAATCCAAACAAAATAGAAGTCAAACTTCAAAAGGCTTTGAAAGAGAAAAGTTTGAAGTTATCTGAAGAAAATTTCTATAATTTACTTTATCAACCGACATTATTTAGTTTTGACGAAATATAATTTTTTTCGTATCTTTGTGATATGACAAAAAATATAGATTTTTTAAAAGAGGTTCTAAGTGTTCCTACCCAAACTTATAAAGAAGATTTGATGGTTGAATATTTAACCAATTGGTTAACTGAAAACAACATATCCTTTTATAAAGACCAACATAATAATGTTTATGCAACTAAACAAGAATCAGAAGAACTTCCTGAAGACTTTTATTTTCCTTGTGTTATATCTCATACTGATACTGTGCACGAAATTTGCAATCTAAACATTCACGAAGAATTTTTACCGAATGCTCAAGGTGAGGATAAACTATCATTGAAAGCATATGATAACATCGGGCTACCTGTTGGTATTGGTGGTGATGATAAATGTGGTGTTTTTGCGTGTTTAACATTGTTGAAAGAACTTCCAAATTTAAAGGCGGCGTTCTTTGTTTCTGAGGAAACAGGATGTCATGGTTCAAATAAATCAGACCCAAAGTTTTTTGAAAACGTTGGTTATGGAATTCAATTTGATGCACCTGAAAACTGGATGATTACCGAAAAATGTTTTGGTCAGGTTTTATTTGACAGAGATTCCGAATTCTTTGAAGTTTGTGATAAGGTTTTAACCGAAGGTATGGTTAATGAAGATATGGATTATATGGTCCACCCATACACAGACGTTTATGCTTTGAGAGGTAAATTTAATTTTTCTTGTATTAACTTTTCTATCGGATATTATGAATACCACAGTAGGAATGAATATGTGGTTGTCGAGGACGTATTCAACGGAGTTGAAATGGGTAGAAAAATGATTGAACTATTAGGAAATAAGTTACATTACAAAAAAGCCGTAGAACAAAATTGGAAAAGTAGAATGGTTTTTTAAATAAAATCCTCAAGCTTATCTAAATGTTTTTTTACCATCGGGTGGTCGGATATATCTGTAAAATCCTCACCCGATTTTTTCATTTGTATAATACTCATGACAATTGCTTGTAACTGTTGTCTAATCATTTTAGACATAGAAGGATAGTTTTCGACATATTCTGATAGTTTGAAATTTTGTTTAGATATATCCATTGGTAATTTCAAATTGACTACAATTTGGGCAATCATTTGTTTTGCAAATTTGTCCGCATCAAGCTCCATTTCCCAATACTTTTCAGATAACCTTTCAAAATCCCCTAAATCGTATTCTGATAAAGGATTATCCATCTTGAGGTCACGAATTTGTTCTTCGTGTCTTATCTCATGAAATATTGTATAAATGAAGTCACCAAACGTGGTCATTAAATTCGGTGAGCAAATGATTATCTCATTTTTTGTTCTCACACCAGAGTATCCCACATAACATGAGTTTAAAAATTTTACATTGAAATTGTGGTCTTTAATATATTTTATAACGAATTGACCTATTTCATCTACTGTATTATGGAATTCTTTAGGAAAAGTTGATTTGAATTTTTCCAAAAGTTTTTGAAAGTTAGATTGTGGTTTGGGAGTATTATCATGACCGCACTTGTGACACATGTATTTATCATCCCCACCATCAGATAAATCCCACGACCACCCACATCCATTACAGATAACCTTTCCGTCTTTAATTTCTTCTTTTAATATTTTCTTGATTAAATCTCTCACATATATAAATACAAAGAACCCCCACATTTCTGTGAGGGTTTTGTTTTACTTACCTTTTTTTGTGACTTTGACTTCTTCACCATCTACTTTAATTTGATAGGATTTGTTCTCAATCATTTTACCTGTCAATACTTCTTCAGATAAAAGGTCTTCAACTTTGTCTTGAATTGCTCTTTTCAAAGGGCGAGCTCCATACAATTCATCATATCCGATTTTAGCCAAGTAGTCAACCAAGGTCTCATCGTAGGTAATTGTATATTTCATCTCATCAAGACGAGATACAAGTTTTTTCAATTCAATCTCAGTAATTTTCTTGATATCCTCAGGAGTTAGTGAATTGAATACGATGGTATCATCAATACGATTCAAAAATTCAGGAGAGAAGAAATTCTTCATCTCTTTCATCAAGACTTGTTTTTTAGCCTCATCGTTTCCGTAGGTGCTGTTAGAGAAACCGATACCAGTTCCGAAGTCCTGAAGTTTCTTAACACCTAAGTTAGAAGTTAGGATAATCAATGTATTCTTGAAGTTAATCTTACGTCCAAGACTATCGGTAACGTGACCATCATCTAAGATTTGGAGTAACACTGTGAACACATCTTTGTGAGCCTTTTCTACTTCATCGAATAGGATAACAGAATATGGTTTGTTTTTAACCTTTTCAGTTAACTGTCCCCCTTCTTCGTATCCGACATAACCTGGAGGAGCCCCCACCAATTTAGATACTGTGTGTTTCTCTTGATATTCAGACATATCCACACGGATAAGTGAATCTTCAGAGCCAAACATTTCTTTCGCTAATTGTTTGGCCAAGTGAGTTTTACCAACACCTGTTGAACCAAGGAATACGAATGAACCGATTGGACGATTTGGGTCTTTGATACCAAGACGATTTCTCTTAATTGATTTCGCAATTTTGATAACCGCAGCGTCTTGACCAATTACTTTACCAATCAATTCTTTATCCAAATTGATAAGTGCTTTTGAATCATCAAGACTCATTTTGCTCACTGGGATTTTAGTCATGTTAGAAACAACATCATACACATCCTCGAGACTAATCTTTTGTTTGTCTTTGATAAGTTGTTCTTCAAACTTGGTCTTTTCAGACTCAAGTTTGTCTAACAATTTTTTCTCTTTGTCTCTAAGTTGAGCAGCTTGTTCGTAGTTCTGCTTCTTAACAACATCAATTTTCTGTTGTTTGATTTCAGATGCTTTCTTCTTAAGGTCTTCGATTACAGGTGGAACTTTTAGTTCGGTCTGCATACGAGCTCCAACTTCGTCCAAGATGTCAAATGCTTTATCAGGGAATTCACGGTCAGTGATGTATCGGTCTGCAAGTTTAACACAAGTTTCGATAACCTCGTCTGTGTATGAAACCTTGTGATAAGATTCATACTTCTCTCGAACGTTTTTAAGAATTTGGATTGTTTCAGCAATTGATGAAGGTTCAACAATTACCTTTTGGAATCTACGTTCTAGTGCTCCGTCTTTTTCAATGTTCTTACGGAACTCATCGAGAGTGGTTGCTCCAATACATTGAAGTTCACCACGAGATAATGCTGGTTTGAAAATGTTTGAACCATCCATAGAACCAGCTGAGTTACCTGAACCAACAAGGGTATGGATTTCATCGATGAATACGATGATATTTGGATTTGCTTGAAGCTCTTCGATAATCACCTTCATTCTTTCTTCAAATTGACCACGGTATTTTGTTCCCGCAACTACAGAAGTTAAGTCAAGGTTTACAATTCTTTTGTCCACAAGATTTCTTGGACACTCACCATTCACAATTTTGATTGCGAGACCCTCAACAAGAGCGGTCTTACCACAACCCGGTTCTCCAACAATAATTGGATTGTTTTTCTTACGACGGGAAAGAATCTGAGCAATACGGAGTATTTCTCTATCTCTACCGATAACAGGGTCCAACTTACCTTGTTCTGCAAGTTTATTCAAGTCTCTACTGAAGTTATCTAAGACAGGAGTGCTACTGTCTGAATTCTGTTTTTGTTTCTTACTTTTCATTGTTTCGTCGTCGTCCATCAAATCGTTCATAGTTAATTAATTTTTACAAAGATGTATCAAAAATCAGACACTGCCAAACATTTTGACAAATTGTCACGTTTTATTTTTTTTATATGTCATAATGACATTTGGTTAAGAAAAGAACTGAAAAATTCACAGAAAGAATCAAGTGGCATTGAACTTGATTACTACAAATATAAATAATAAATTTAAAACAAAAAATTAAAAATTATGATTTACGGAAATTCAGAATTGAACGAATTATTTGACACTTTCTTCAACAACAGAGGAAGAAATTACAATTACAGCACTACGCTGGTAAAAAATGATTCAGAAGGTGAACTTTATGAAATCAACCACACCAAGGACGGAGCATACCTGTTCTTTGATGCACCTGGATTTAATAAGTCCAACCTTAAAGTTGAAATGGAAGGTGGAGTTCTTCATATTGAAGGTAAAAGAACATACAAGTTGAATAATGAAGAAAAGAAAAAAACTGTTTCAAAACAATTCAAAATTGGAGATGATTATGATGCTTCATCAATCGAAGCTACAATAGAAGATGGATTACTAACGGTATTCGTTCCTAATTACAAGAAACAAGAAAAGAAAAGAATTAGTCTCCTTTAAAAACTAACCCTCACTTCGGTGGGGGTTTTTTATAAAGTAAAATTGAAAGGAACACCGTTTACAATTTCCTCCGCTAGTTTATAAACAATCGATGCGTTTGAAAACGTGGTTGACCCGTCATAGTATGTTCCTTTCAAATGGTGAGCGTGACCAAATAAATGATATATTGGTTTGTGTTTTTTCACATAATCTAATAAACTAACTGAACCAACATTAATACCAAATTTATTATCCAATATACCTTTGGGGGGACCATGTGTGATTAGAATATCAAAACTTTCATCTTGTAATTCGTTTTTTATTTCTTGTTCACTTAATTCCCCAAAACATATACGAGCGTTGGGTTCTTTTATGGTAGAAGTTATCCCATAAAATTGAATACCAAGGACATTAATTAGTTTATTATTTAGTAAGATGATTTTATCTGGGAAATCAAAATTTGATAATTCTTCGTCATGATTACCCAAAACAATGATTTTATATTCATAGGGGGTGTTATCTATCCATTCAATAATTTCATTAGTCGGGATTTTTCTTTTGTAATCTACAATATCTCCAGAATGAATTAAGATGTCTCCGCCAAGTAATTTAATATTTTGATGATAACCGTGAGTGTCCGAAATGTGAGTTATACGCCGAGAATTGTCATTCATAATTAAATGTCTAAACATTTAAGTTTGCCATCGGAACTATAGCCAAAGTTATAACGGTGAGCATCAACCAAAGTTTCATGGCCCACAACTTTTTCAATAGCCTTTTCACAATCTTTGAAAAGTTTAAAATACTTGATAAAAATATTATATGTGTCTTTATCGTATTCGTTTAATCTCTTGGCGATTTCAGAGATAGTTTTTTGGTCATGTCCGTGGTTTGTATAAATGTCAGTAATATCTCGACCGAATGCACCGTCCTCAGAATCAATTATTCCAATCTCTTCTAATTTTTCTTCAATCTGTTCCCATTCTTTTATAACTCTATCTGTCTGTAATTTTTCAATTTCTGCATAGTAAGTCCCACCCTTTTTTACATCATTTATTTTACCTGTTCTAAAAACTTTTGCAAAAATATTAGGATTTGAACGGAATACCTCAACCCAATGTAAAACACCCTCGTCACCAACTTTGAATAATCTATCAGGATTATATTTCGATGCGTAGATTCTATGCTCCATTCCACGATTAAATTCACTTTTTTGTTGAGTCCTTACTTCATTAAGAAACTCCCTAATAATATTTTCAATGGAAACTGTCATAGTATTAAATATTGAAATGACTTGAAATCATCATAGAATAACTCATTAATAATTCCTTTCATTTCTTCATCAATCAATTCTGAGTGATTTTTATTCCCTGTTGAATTAAGGAAATCAAAACTATTAACAGGTAAGTTAATGAAGTTTGATATTGGGGACACATCTCTACTGATATCTTCTAACTTGAAATAGGTGACTTCACAATCCAAATTTTTCCAACTTATTTGTGTATCAAACAACCTTGTTCCTCCCCAACCTTCATTATTTTTGATTTTGTTATCAACAAAGGATGTGTCACCAAAAAAATTAGTTATAAAATTTTCAGATTTTTTTGATTCATATAGATGTTTGGTGAATTGATTTAGTTCGTAATTTTTAAATTTTATGTTTTCAACATTATGAATTATTTTCATCAGTTGAAAATATGCCGATATAAATCTTTGGTATGGGTCCCTTACTATTTGTAATATTTTATATTCGGACAAATTATGAACGTCATAAATTTTTATAATTTCGTTTAATTTTAAATGAGAAAGTGGGGAAGTAATTTGATTAGGAAATGAAAAAGAGATACCCGATTTTTTCAAAGTATTTGTTAGAGAAGTGGATGCTGTTTTAGGCGGCATCAAAAATATTAATTTGTCTTTTTTAGATATCATACTTTTCGAGTATTGATTGTTCAACCCAATCAACAATTAGATGGATTCTATCACTATTACCAAAATTATCAACAGAATGTGTTTTTTTATCGTTGTTAATTTCCCATAGTTCACCTGTTTTCAGGTTTCTTTTATCATCCCCTACGGTGAAAAAACATTCATCGTTTGTCTGAATCGGTATATGAATTCTTCTACAGACTACGAGTGTAATTCCGGCGATATCGACATGAGGTTTAATTGATTTTCCTGAGGTTAACTTTACAAGTAGAGCTCTTATTATTTTACCACTTTCGTTGGTGTTAGATTTTATAATGTTTTCTATTGTTGAAATTTCTTCTTGAAAAAGTTCATAATGATTGGATGGAAAAATTTTGAAAGAATTAAAATTAAACGATTTATCAAAAATTATTGGAATTGTTTTAGTATGAATATGTTCCGAATTATATTTTTTTTGTCTATCAGTATACTCATCCCAATCTAATCGATTTTCATCAATTATTTTTAATATATTACTAACATCAATTTTACCGTGATTGATAAAAGTTTCGTTTTGGTTCATAATTATAACTATGGAAACATGGAAAAAATTCATTGAGGAGTTATCAATGACTCCTGAAATTTTAGAAAAATATTTGGCAATCAGATTACTTCTAAAAGAATTGGGTCATACTGAAAAAAGTATTGAAAGAATAAGAACAGGACCCCCGAGATTATTCGAATTAAGGGCTGACATTGCTCATTTGATGAACGAGACAAAGAAAAAATTACGTAAATATGGGTTTGAAGTTTCCGATGAAGATTTTTTACTTTATTTTCAGTCAAAAATGGATAAAATTGATTCATTAACACCCCTTAACGATGGCGATAACTAAAGAAGAAATTAAAGGAACGAAGATTATTAATGAAATCAAATCTTCCAACATCAAAAAAACTGAATACGACACTGAAACAAAAAAGTTAGTGGTCGAATTTAACAACGGACTCAAATATGAGTATGAAGAGGTTCCTCACCAATCATACACTCAATTCAGAAGAGCAGAATCACAAGGAAAATTTTTTACAACAGATATCTCAAAGAAGTTCAAGTATAAAAAACTATAACAATCCCACTATTTATAAAGGATGGATAGTTATAAAAAAATTTTAGATAGTTTTTCTATTAAAGAAACCCTCAACCCCAAAGTATGGGAAAATTGTGAGGACCCAAAAAAAGCAGTATTAATCCCTAAAGTTAGGAAAGCTCTTATGCGTATCTCAGAAGAGTTTATTGACGATTTAGGGGATGATATTTTTGTTGATGACATTTATCTAATGGGGTCGTTAGCAAACTACAACTGGTCAGAGTATTCTGATTTTGACTTACACGTTATTATTGATTTCGAAAGATATGGTAAACAAGAAGAACTATATAAAGAACTTTTTGATTTAAAGAAAAAACTATTCAACGACAAACACAATATCAAAATCTTTGGATATGATGTTGAGTTATATGCTCAAGGGCTTTCCGATGAGTCTCATAGTGACGGTGTTTATTCCGTGATGAATGATGAGTGGATTCATAGACCAACCAAAACACATAAGAATATTGATATGTCAGTTCTCAAAACCAAGATAAAATGTTGGACTGATAAAATTGATGATGCAATTGATAATGCCAAGTCAGAAGGTGATGTTGAAAATCTTAAAAAGATAAAAGACAAGTTGAAAGACTATCGTCAATCAGGTCTTAACAAAGATGGAGAATTCTCTTATGAGAATTTAGTTTTCAAATACTTGAGAAGGTCAGGACATATTGGTAAATTGTTTGATGAGAAAACCAAGATAAAAGACAAAGAACTTTCGGTTGAACGAAAGATTGATGAAACTAAAATGATAAAACCTGCGTTATTCGAACAGATTGATGCAGTTCAACCATTCATTGATGCTTTGGATAAGTTGTCGGATTCTTTAGGTGGGGATGAGAAAATTTCAGACATTATATCAAAATCACCATATCTTACAACTTTAAACGATATGATGGATAACAATGTGAAATATGAATTTACACCTGGACAAAAAACACCTTATTTTGCTGATGTTGAAGAAATACAAAAAGGTTTACAGATTTTAGGTCATTCATTACCTAAATGGGGAATCGATGGAAAATTTGGAGAAGAAACAGAGGAATCAACAAAAAAATTCCAAGAGAAGAATAACATGACTCAAACAGGTGTTTTCGGAACTGATGAGTTAAAGGCATTGATTGAAAATTTAATTGAATCGAATTTTACTGAGAATGATTTAAATAAAGTTCAGAAAAATCGTGAATTTAAAAGTGGTCCAATAAATTCTAGTTTGGAGTTTAGGGATGCTGTTGAGACAATCACGGATAAATTGGAAGGTGGGTATTTCCATCCTAACATGAAAGAAAAAAATCCAAGTAAATTTGCGTGGGTTGGTGATAGTGGAGAAACAATGTTTGGGATGGATAGGAAAAAAGGTCAACAGGAAAAATATTCTTCTGCAGGAGTTGAATTTTGGAGATTAATAGATGCTGAAGATGCCAAAAATAATTGGAAATATGGTTACGCGTTAGAAGATAATCCTGAATTGAAAAATAAATTATATGACTTGATTTCTCAAATAATGGAACCACAGTTTATTGATTCAGCAAATCGTTATCTTTCTGATGAATCCAAAAGTATTATTATGAGTGACCCAAAACTATTTTTCAATTTTGCATATGCATCCTATAATGGACCTGGATGGTTTCAAAAGTTTGCAAAAAAGTTAAATCAAAAAGTTGAGGAGGGAGTTACAGATATTGAAAAACTCAGAGATTATGCTCTTCAATTAAGAAAAGAAAGCGGAAATTGGATAATTGCAAGTTCAGGAAATAAAATTGAAAAGATTTTCGATGCTATGTCATAAAAAATAATAATTAGATTATTTACTCAAATCATATATTTATAAAGAAAAAAAATGGCGTTAGTTACTTATTTAGTTGGTAGTTGCTCAGGAGGTCCGGCAATATTAGTTGATTTTGATAGTGTTTCGTTACCTGCGGTTAACGGTAACTATTATTTAACTTTTGTAGGTGCGACTGCACCTGGTTGTTATGATATCATAGACAATGCAGAGCCAGCAACTGGAGTAGATAGAGTAGCAACATTATCTACAGATTATGGTGATTGTGCTACCTGTCTTGCGGATAATCCGACACCAACCCCGACACCAACTCAAACAGTTACCCCAACAATTACACCGACTAACACACCCACACCATCAATAACGCCAACAAACACACAAACCCCAACTCCAAGTGTAACGCCAACAACAACCGTAACACCAACAAGAACACCAACTCAAACTCCAACAATAACTCCTTCAATAACACCAACAACAACAGTCACACCAAGTGTAACTCCTTCAATAACACCAACAACAACAGTCACACCAAGTGTAACCCCTACATTAACTCCAACAACAACAGTTACACCAACAAGTTCACAAACACCGACAATTACACCAACACCGACTATCACACCAAGTATAACTCCAACAATCACTGTCACACCATCTGTGACAGGAACTTTAACCCCTACACCAACAATAACTCCAACAACAACAGTTACACCAAGTGTAACTCCTACATTAACACCAACACCAACTGTAACCCCATCATCAGCTCCATACTGGTTAATCAGAAATTGTGGTGGAGGTGGATTATTTAGTGTTGAGATAGATGGAGTATTCACTTTAGGTCAAACAATATTAGCAACTTTCGGAAATCAAACACCTTATGGATGTTACATTGTTGAGGGTCATAGTTTCGGACCGATTATAGATACTGCAACTGTTGTAGATTCTTATGAAACTTGTGAAGAGTGTGGTGTTTATTATACAGGAACGACCGTTGATACTTTTTATGAATACAATAATTTCTGTTGTGACCCAGTAAGTGGATACACAGGAACAGGAACAGTATATCCTCACCCAGAATATGGAACAAATGGTGGAGTAGCAATCCAATCTATGTCAGTTAAATTGGGTGGATTAAACGGATTGAATAACTAAAAATTAAATAAAAAAATATAAAAATGGCAGATTTAAAACCTATAGGGAGTGAAAAACTCGAAGGACAAGATAAATTAAGAAGAATTATGGAAATTGCTCGTTTTAACGAAGCTCTTCCTGAACTTGTAAACGAAACAGCTAAATCTCAATATTCTCTTTCTTTAGCCGATGGTAACAATTATGAAATTGTTAAAGAGAGACAAGGATATATTATCAAAAAAACTATATCTGAATCTGAAACAGATTATATTGAGCCTATGAAAAATAGGAAATATTATAATTCCTATTCTCAAGCATTAAAAAGATTAAATCTTTTAGCTGGTGAATTAAACAGAGTTAATGAAAACGAAGAAGAAGTATCACTTTATGGTGAACAAAAAAAATTCGTTTTAAAAACTCCAAAACCAGAAGTTGAAGCTCCAGCAGCACCTGCGGCACCAGCTTCAGTAGCACCTCCTGCAGTTCCATCTCCAGAATTACCTCCATCTCCAGTTCCAAGTGGTGATGAGGGAGCTGATATGGGTGCAGAAGATGATATGGGTATGGATATGGGTGTTGAAGATGACATGGGTGGAGAAGACGTTGACGTTGACACTGAAGTTGACGTTGATATGGAAGGACCATCTGAAGATAAAGTTACATTCAAAACAATTCAAAAACTTACAGGTAAATTAACTCAAAAGGTAAGAGTGTTAGATAACGAACAAGGAATGACTTCTGAGGATATCAAATATGTTATCAATATGGTATTATCATCTTTAAATTTAGGTGAATTATCTGAAGAGGACAAAGAAGACATTATGGCTAAATTCGAAAGCGATTCTGAAGATTTAGGTGGTGACGATATGGATGGTGAAGATATGACTGACGACACTGAAGTTGAAGATATTCAAGCAGATATGGATGTTGATATTGACCAAACAGAACCTGAAATGGGAGAAGGTCAAGGAGCAATCTTCGATAGCATTTTCAAAGAATCAAAAGTTGATAAAGTGATTTCAAAATATTTCGAAGTTTCTAAAAAAGAAATTTTAGAAAATAAAGAAAGAAATGCTAACAAACAACAATTGATTAAAGAAGGTGTAAAGCAAAAAATGAAAGATGTTGTGAAAATGACAGAAACCTTCGAACAAGAATTGGCGGCTAAAAAGTTCTTAGAAGAAAACTACAGTTTCCAGTTTATAGGAATTACTAATAAGAAAAATTTGGTGTTTGAAAATAAAACAAAACAAGTTAAGATTTCACCAGAAGGATTAGTAATATGAGTTATTTGATTTACGTAAACGGATTAGGACCCAACTATAAAGGAGACAACCTTTACGAATTCATATTCTCAGATAATTTGGATGTGTGGGGTGAAGCTTGGGAGAGTAAACCATCAAATGGTTACCCAAATCCACCGGAATTAAAATATATTAAAAAGGTAGGAGTTCTGAAAAAAACTGATGTAAAGTTGGAATTGATTCAGAACTCCGATTTTTTTTGTATGATAGACGCAATGGATGATGTAGTTGCGTTAGCCTGGGAAAGTGAAGAAGAACAAGGACAAAAAAGACTTGTTTTTAGATTTGGAGAGGAAGAACAAAAAATAAAAGACAAACTCTACGAAAGAGATTTGATATTAGAATTTGAAAAGAAAGTTGTATATGAAAACTAACTTAAAAGCATTACAGTTAATTGAGAAAGGATTGTCAGCTAAGACTGTCCATAAATTGACAGAATCTCAAATCAACATACTACATTCGAGATTATTAATTTCGGAAAAAAAAGAAACTAAAGAAGCTGTTACAGTAACAAAGAAAGAGACAACATATCCTGCGTCCGAAGTGGATGCAATGAAAGCCAAAGGACAATCAATTCCTGGTGGAAGTAGTGTTAGGGTAAATGCTGACGATAGTGTGACAGTAACTGCTGAAGGAGAGGTTAGTGAAGATGAAACTGATGATGTTTCGGATAGTAATGCTTTAGGTGCAGATGCTTTACAAAACATAACGGGACAAGAAGCTCCTCATGATGCTAATGATATGGCACCTGATGGAATGGACGATGATTCTGATGATAAGAGAGGTATGATGGGAATGGCTGAAACGAAAAAAGAAAAGGCAAATCCTTGGGCAATATGTCACGCACAGGTAGGTCCTAAAAAAACAAGAAAATTTGAAAGATGTGTCCAATCCGTAAAAAAACAATTGGGAGAAGGAAAAAATCCTGTATCTTTGTTTCTTGAAAATCAAATTATGAAAATTGTAGAAAAGAACTTACCACCAAAAATCACTAAGGGTGATTTGATGAAATACTTATCTGAAGCTCCAGCAACGGCACCTTCGAAACCAAAAACAGCACCAACAACAAAACCAGGTAAACCTGGAACAAAACCACAAAGACCACCAAGTCCTTTCAAAAATCCTAATCCTAACGAAAATCCAGCACCAAAGGCAAAAAAGGTTTCTCCTGAAGATGCTAAGGATGAAGTGATTGATACAATTATTAAATTATTACAAAAATAAGAAAATGGCTAAGATAAAAGAACAAATAGATTACGGTGGAAGACGAGAAAGAATGGACCCAAATTTGGAAAGAAAGTTAGGTAGTCCTGAAAATCTTTACGCTCAAAATCCTGCAATGAAAAAAGGTCCTGCTGACGTGCAAAGGTTAGTAAGTCAAAGATTTGGTAAAGTTGCGGATAAGTTAAAAGAAGTTGTTGGAAACCAAAATATTAGTTCTCAACAAGTCCAAGGGATGATTTATAGTGAAATGATGAGAAGACTCCCTAACATTATGAGAATTGAAGCCGCTCATAAAGATGAGCTTGAACAATTAGCCGTTGAAGCTTCTTTAGAAGAAGGGGAAGTTCCTGAAGGAAGATATCAAATCGATGCTCAATTAGGTCAACCTGACACAGGTGATTTCAGATTTGAGCCTGAAGATGATGAGGAAGAAGATGAGGAAGAAGAAAAAGACGAACTTGACATACCTTCATTTGATGTTGAAGATTTAACAGATGAAGAACAATTAGAACTTGAAAAACACAAGAGAAATATTATCAATGCTATTATTCAAGGTGCTGCGAAAAAGGGACATTACATTTTTCAAAAACCTTCAGTAAAGGCGAGATTGGATGAAATAGACCCGTCCTTATATAGAGATTATTTAGGTATCATGGCAATCAATGATTTCATGTATTTTACTATGGAACAAATGATTGAAATGATGAGTCAAACAGGTCAAGGTGTTGCTGGTAAAGTAAAATTAAGTAATGCTGATAGTGATGAAGAAGGTGGTGATGAAGGTGGTGAAGGTGCACCTGACACAAAAATAAGTGCTACAGGACTTATATTCCCAATATTATGTCATGAAATAATCAAAGGATTAGAAGAGGCTAAAGGTAGACATGGTTTACCAAAAGAGCCAGGTTTACGTCAAAAAGTTCAAGCACAAGTTGATACTTTAGCGAATGAACCAATGCAATTAAGAATAGGGCCTGAAATCGTGGAAAAGCTTAGAAACGCATTACCCGATTCAATGTTTGACGAATCAAATAAAGGTCTAATAAACTGGTTCCATATCTTGTTATACCAAATACCGGCACAAGAATTCTTGGAAATCATAGGAAATGCCATCTCAGAAGATGAGTCAAAAATTAAAAAAGCAACTTCAAGATTTGAAGAAATCATGAAAGAAGCTATTGATATGAAATCAGAATTTGAGGATTACAAAGAGGAAGAAGATATTGATTCTGATGAAGAAGATGAGGATGATTTAGATGATTTTCTGAGTAGTTTGGGCATATCTAGACCCAAATAATAATTTGTGACTAAAGAACAATTAATTATAGAAGTTACGAAGTGTATGAGGAATACCCCTTATGCGCTTCGAACTTATTTACAGACATACGATAATACAGTATCAAAGTATGTTCCATTAGACCTTTTCCCTGACCAAGTTAGTCTTATTGAGGATTACGACAAATACAATGAAAACATTGCATTAAAGTATCGTCAGGCGGGTGTGTCAACAGTAACAGCTGCTTGGGCATCAAAAAAATTGGTGTTTGCCAAGAAACAAAAACCTGAAAAGATTCTAATCATCGCCAACAAATTGGATACATCTGTAGAGATGGCCAACAAAATTAGGAGTTTTACCGAACAGTGGCCAGCTTGGGTTGGAGTTACCTTTGCAAAAGAAAAAAATTCTCAGAGACATTTTAAATTAACAAATGACTGTGAAGTGAAAGCGGTGGCAACTTCTAAGGATGCCTTGAGAGGTTATACCCCTACAATTCTTATTTTTGATGAGGCGGCGTTCATCGAGGCTGATGGGGACTTTTGGTCAGCGTGTATGGCCTCACTATCTACGGGTGGTAAGGTTATAGTTGTCTCCACTCCAAACGGATATGACCCAATCTATTATGAAATCTATGACCAATCATTAAGAAACATGAATGATTTCAAGATATCTGAAATGTTTTGGTATCGTGACCCAAGATATACAAGAGACTTGTATATGGTCAAAACAAATGATTTAGTTCATTATTTGTTGAACAGAGAAGAATACCCAAAAGATGTTGTTATAGACCTATCTATGGAAAATCCGTATGATAGAGACCATGCTGTGACTACAGACTACATTGAACAAGGATATAAACCATGTTCTGCTTGGTTCGAAAGCATGGTTAAAAAACTTAAATACGACAGACGTAAAGTTGCACAGGAATTAGAATGTAATTTCTTGGGTTCGGGTGATAACGTATTTGAATCCGAATTGATGCAGAACATTGCAAAGAATATGTTGAGAGAACCATCGGCAAAACTGATGGGAGGTTCTCTTTGGATTTTTAAAGAGCCTGTGAATGGTCACAAATATGTAATGGGAGTCGACGTATCTCGTGGAGATTCTGAGGATTTCTCATGTATTCAAATTATCGATTTTGATGAAAGAGAACAGGTTTTAGAATATGTTGGAAAAGTTCCACCTGATGTAATCGCAGAGATTGCTTATAAGTGGGGAACGATGTATAATGCCTATTGTGTTGTCGATATCACAGGAGGTATGGGAGTTTCAACGGCAAGAAAATTACAAGAATTATCCTATGGCGGTGGGTTATATGTTGATAACGTAGATACTTCTAACAAATGGAAGTGGGACCCTAAAATAAATGAAAAAATACCTGGTATTAATTTTAATAGTAAAAGAGTCCAAATTATTGCTGCGTTAGAAGAAGCTGCGAGACACGAATTCAAAATTTATTCGAATAGATTATACAATGAAATGAATACTTTCATTTATGTAAACGGTAGACCGGACCACCAAAAAGGTCATCATGATGATTGTATTATGGGTATATCTATGGCAATTTATGTTGCTGAAAAATCTTTCCAATCTTTAACTAAAGTTACAAATCATACAAAGGCTATGTTGAATTCTTGGACAAGTAATGTTCATGAAAACAAAAATACTTCTGATTTCTTTAATCCGATGGTTCCACAAATGGGTAAAGACGCGAGAGGATACAATAACGGTCCATCTAAAAAAGACTACGAAACATATAAGTGGTTATTTGGGGCTTGATAGTATTTATATTATCGAAGTATTAAGTAAAATTATATCATGGCAGAACAGAATTTAACGGTTTGGCAACGATTATCCAAAACTTTTGGACCTAATTCACTTTTAGGTCAAGATTATCCAACTTTCAAGTTTGATAAAAAAGAAATATTACGCACAAAAAGTAGGGAAGAATACGAGAAGGAAAAACTTCAAGCACAACAAACATATTATTTAGGAAACCAGTGGACTAAGGTTGAAAATAACCTTTATTCACAAGCAATTTATTATGAGCCATCGAGATTATCTGCTCAGTATGATTACGAATCAATGGAATATACTCCTGAGATTTCTGCCGCTTTGGACATTTATGCCGAAGAATCCACAACAACTAATGAAGATGGATTCATTCTTCAAATATATTCTGAGTCCAAAAGAATAAAATCAGTTCTTGCGGATTTATTCAACAATGCTTTGGATATCAATACCAACTTACCTATGTGGACAAGAAACACTTGTAAGTATGGTGATAACTTTGTGTATTTGAAATTAGACCCTGAAAAAGGGATTGTTGGATGTCAACAATTACCAACAATCGAAATCGAAAGACATGAGGTTGGTGCGAGCCAAAAGATTTCACTTTCAATAGAAAAAACTGAACCGAATAAGGCTCTTACATTTACCTGGAAGAATAAAAACATGGAATTCCAAACATGGGAAATTGCTCACTTTAGATTATTAGGTGACGATAGAAAACTTCCATACGGAACTTCTATGTTGGAAAAAGCAAGAAGAATTTGGAAACAATTATTGTTATCTGAGGATGCAATGTTGATATATAGAACATCAAGAGCACCTGAAAGAAGGGTGTTCAAAGTATTCGTAGGAAATATGAATGATGATGATGTTGAAGCATATGTTCAGCGTGTGGCGAATAAATTCAAAAGAGAACAAATTGTTGATAGTAAGACAGGTAACGTTGACATGAGATTCAACCAAATGGCGGTTGACCAAGACTACTTCGTTCCAGTTCGTGACCCAGCAGCTCCGATGCCAATCGATACATTACCTGGAGCTACAAATTTGTCAGAGATTGCCGATATCGAATATATTCAAAAGAAATTATTAACGGCTCTTCGTGTTCCTAAGGCATTCTTAGGATTCGAAGAAGTGGTTGGTGATGGTAAAAATTTATCATTACAAGATATTAGATTCGCTCGCACGATTAATCGTATCCAAAAGAGTATGCTAGCGGAACTGAATAAGATTGCTATTATCCATCTTTTCT